AGATATACAATTAATTAAATCTACTGTTATGAGACAGATGTTAGATAATATGTATCTAACAAATAATAATAGAATTGCTGTACAAGATGGACAAGTTTCATTAGACGATCTATTAACAAATAGACCTGGTGGTATTGTTAGAACAAAACAACCTCCTGCTAATGTTATGATGGCTATGCAAACGCAACCCATTGGTGATCAAGCTTCAGGTTTATTAGGATATTTAGATTCTGTTAAAGAATCAAGAACTGGTATTACAAGACAATCACAAGGATTAGATCCAAATACTTTAAACAAAACTGCAACAGGTATTAATCAAATTCTATCTCAATCACAAATGAGAATGGAATTGATTGCTAGAATATTTGCAGAAACAGGTATTAAAGATTTAGGATATAAAATGTTTGAGTTGATCTGCAAGTATCAACAAAAAGAAAAAATATTAAAAATTCGTGGGAAGTTTATTCCTATGAGACCATTTGAATGGAGAGACAAAGTTAATGTAACTGTATCTGTAGGATTAGGAACTGGTTCTAAAGAACAACAATTAATTTTATTAACATCTATTCTTGAAAGACAATTACAAGCTATAAACTTACAACAAAATGTTTATGGCCCAATGGTTAATTTAAGGAACGTATATAATACATTAAAGAAATTAATAGAGAATGCAGGGTTAGGTAATGTTGAACCATACTTTATGGATCCAGATGTTGGGCAATCGCAAATGCCACAGCTTCCACCTAAACCACCTACTGAGTTTGAAAAGGTTTCATTAGCTCAAGTTCAAGGTCAAAACGAAAGAGAAGTCATCAAAACTAATGTTGAGATGAAACGTATTGAAGCTGAAATGAGAGCCAAATTACTTGATTATGAAATCAAAATTAAAGAATTAGAGCTTAAATATAGCACTAAAATAAATGAGATTGATTTAAAGAACAGATCTATGATAGAAACTCAGAAGCTCCAACAAACTGGAGATATATTTAAAAAAATAATGGAAGGACAGAAAGAGTTTTTTAATAATGGACAACAAACAAATTCCACAACAGAACCTGGATCAACAGATTCACAGGGCTAAACAGGCTAGTATTTTACTAGACGAGCCTTTGCTGAAGGAAGCTTTTGAATATCTATCTGAATCTTATAGATCAGAAATATTTAAAACTTCATATTCCGACCACGAACAAAGACAAGTTCTTTGGATGGCATTTAATATGCTAGACAAAATTAAAGGACATCTTGTTAGTGTAATGGAGACTGGCAAACTAGCTGCCGCTGAGCTAGATAACCTAAAACGTCAATCGTAATAATTACGAAACGATAACCAATGGAGCATATATGGCAGATGATAAATCTGTACAAGGTGCTGCTGAAAAGATACTTGGATTACTGAACCCTAAATCAGGACAATCGGCCCCAGTACTTAAAGCAGAACCATCAGTTGAACTTGAAGATAAAAAATCTCAAGAAGTTTCAAATGACAATCAATCACAGTCTGACGAAATTGTTGAAGAAGCCGTAGCAACTGAGAATACGCAAGAAGAAATAACAGAAGAACCAACACAACAAGAAGAAGTCGAGAAACAAAATCTCCACCGAGTCAAAGTACAAGGTCAAGAGTTAGATGTTACTCTCGATGAACTTAAGTCTGGTTATTCTAGAGATTCAGATTATAGACAAAAAACTCACCAGTTATCACTAGAGAGAAAAAATCTTGAAAGTGAAAAGGAGAGTTTACGTCAGACTTATGATTCTCGAATTAAAGAACTAAATAGTGCAATTCAATCTGCAGATTTACTTTTTAAAGAACAAATTGGGGTACAAGATCTTAATCGTTTATATGATGAAGATCCATCTCAAGCTGCTAAGTTGGAGTTTAAAATTAGACAACAACAAAGTCGTATTGGTGAACTAAAGAAAAAAGCAGATGATGCTTTTCAAAGTGAGTTTTCACAATACCTTAAAAGAGAAATAAAACTTGCAGAAGAACGCATACCTGAGTTTGCAGATCCAGTTAAATCTACTGAGTTTAAACATAATGCTAAAAAAGTTTTAAGCGATTATGGTTTTAAAGATAATGAAATTTCTTCATTAACAGATCATAGATTTTTATTGGTTCTAAAAGATGCTATGCAATTTAAAAATGCTAAAGGATCTAAAGACCTATCTGTAAAAAAGATAGTCTCAGCTCCTAAAGTAATTAAAGCTGGTTTCTCAAAAACAGATAGTTCAGTTCGTGATGTCATAAAAACCAAAATTGGTAAAGTACGTAAGACTGGTCGTCTTGAAGATGCTCAGGATGCGATACTTCAAATGATAACACAAAAAAAATAAGGAAAAATAAATGGCACAACCAACAAACACTTTCGATACTTACGATGCAGTAGGTAACCGAGAGGATTTACAAGATGTGATTTACTCTATTTCTCCAACTGATACTCCTTTCATGAGTGCAGCTGCGAGAGAACAAGTAAAAGCAACAACTCACGAGTGGCAAACTGATGCCCTTGATGCAGCTTCTACAAGTAATGCTGTCATCGAAGGTGATGATGTTACTCTAGATGCAGCAGTAGCGACTACAAGACTTGCTAATAAAACGCAAATCATGGACAAAGCTGTTGTTATCACTGGTACTCAAGAAGCTGTAGACAAAGCTGGTAGAGCATCAGAATTAGCATATCAAATTGCTAAAAAATCTAAAGAACTTAAAAGAGATATCGAAGCTACTTTGCTTACTAACCAAGCAAAAGTAACTGGTAGCTCTAGTGCTGCAAGAAAATTTGCATCATTAGGTTCTTGGGTTTACTCAAATGATGTGTTTGGAACTAGCGGTGCGTCACCAACTGGTGATGGTACTGATGCTAGAACTGATGGAACTCAAAGAGCATTAACAGAAGATTTACTAAAATCAGTAATTAAATCTGTTTGGAATGCTGGAGGTTCTCCTTCTGTTCTAATGACTGGTCCTTTCAACAAACAAAAAGTATCTGGATTCACAGGTGGATCTACTAGATTTGATGCTTCAGAAGATAAAACATTATACGCAAGTATCGATGTTTACTCATCTGACTTTGGTGATCTAGAAGTTGTACCTAATAGATTCTCTAGAGATAGAGATGCTTGGGTTCTGGATATGGATTACTGGGCAGTAGGTTTCTTAAGAGATTTCACTATGCATGAGATTGCAAAAACTGGTGATAGTGAAAAAAGACAGCTTTTAGTTGAGCTTACTTTAATCTCTAGAAATGAAGCTGCTAGTGGTTTAGTTGCAGACTTAACTACATCGTAGTATAATACTTGTGGGGGGAAATAGTTCCCCCTACAAACAAATAATTTTGTTTGGTCTTTGAAGTCTAAAGACGGAACGAAGCAAACATAGGAAAAAAAATGCGAACACTAAATGACTACTTTCTAACAGTACAATTGACTGACGTTTCAGCTCCAAGTTCTGTTAGCGTTGCAGTACCTGATGATGGAAATATTATTAAAATTATTTCTGTATTAGGTGGTGCAATAACTGTTGCAAACTCTGCTGTAATAACAAAAATAAATGGAACTACTGTAACAGGTGGTGGATTTACAGTTGCTTATAGCGGATCAGCTGCAGGAGATATTGATACAGCTGAACCAACAGCTTTAAACTCTGTCAAAGAAGGTGATTATATCACTATAACTTCTGATGGTGGATCAACTACAACTCAACCAATTACTGTTACATTAGTAATTAGAAGATAATTTTACATAAGGGGTAGCAATACCCCTTACAACAATTTAATAAGGATAAAATATGGCAATTAATTTAAGACCTGCATTAAGACCTAAGTCTACTGCAAAAACAACATCATCATCTACATCAGCACAATCTGCTGCTATAGCTGACAATATATCTTATGTAAGAGTTGCAGTTGATGCAATATCTTATTTAGAATTTGGAGTTAATCCAACAGCTACTACAAGTTCTTTGTACATGGCAGCTGGTTCATCAGAAATATTTAAAGTAGCTCCTGGCGAAAAGATAGCAGTTATAACTGCAAGTACTGGTAACATGTGGATCTCACTATTAACTGAGTAATGACTAAGTTAAGAGACGTTACTTACGATGGAGTTCAACAAACTTCATACATTCAAGAATCGGATGGTAAGTTAACTATTAAAAATACTCAAGATGTAGAACCTGTTCTTCAAAAGAATAAAAGGTTAATTACATTAAATGATGGTTATTCTAAATCAAGAGATTTAAAAAGAATAGCTAGTATTCCAAATATATGTTTAGGTATATGGGCCAAAGAATATAATGGGACTAATAATTGGTTTGCAATACCACATATTGAACGCAAAAAAATATTACGTAAAAAATTAAACTCAAACGAGTATAGATATTTTAGAAGCTCAGAAGGAAAATTATAATGGCAATAAGTACATATACAGAATTAAAAGCTTCTATAGCTAATTGGTTAAACAGATCTGATTTAACTTCAGAAATAGCTGATGATTTTATAAAATTAGTTGAAGCTGATCTTAATGCAAAATTAAGAATTAGACAAATGGAACAAATTGATTCTATTACAATTAATGATGAAGATGAAACAGTACCAACTGGTTTTATTGCAGTAAGATCATTTTATATTTTATCTAATGGTACAAAATATCATTTAAATTATATTACACCTGCAAACTTAATTGATACCAAAGGTGGTTCTAGTACTGGTATGCCTAGAGTTTATACTATTCAATCAGATAATGGAGTTGAACAATTTAGATTTTCTCCTGCTCCTGATACAACATACACAGGATATGTAGAATATTATAAAGCATTTGCACCTTTATCTTCTGTTAATGCTAGTAATTATATTTTAGCTTCACATCCTTCTATTTATTTATATGGTAGTTTATTTCATGCTGCTAATTTTATTGGTGGTATAGATCAAGCACAAACACAAAATTGGCTTGGTATGTATCAAACTGCATTAGAACGAGTTGAAGATAATGATGAAAGTGATTCATTTGGTGGTTCTCCAGTTATGCAACGAAGTGAAGTAAATACAGATATTTCTTTTTACAGAAGAAAATAATTATGCAATTAGCATTTGGTGAATGGTTACCTGATCAACCGAAACATTTAAACAAAGGAGCTAACGTAGCTAACAATGTTTACTTTGCAGCTCAAGGTTATAAGCCATTTAAAAGTTTAGTTGATTATAGTTCTAACAATATTGGTACTGATTCTAAAGGAGCTGGTTCATTTAGAGATGGTTCAAATAATGTCTATAACTTTGTTTCAAACAAAACAAATATTTACCAATTAGATGGTGGAACTTTTACTTCAAGAAAAAGTGGCTTAACAGGTGGCAATACAGATTTTTTTACATTCACACAATTCGGAAATTACATTATAGCAAGTAATGGAGTTGATGCTCCTCAATATTATTTGATGGGTACATCAACAAACTTTGCTAATTTATCAGCAATTTCTACATCAGGTACAGTTCCTACATTTAGAGTATCAGGAGTTATTAGAAATTTTTTAGTTACAGGAAGTCAACCTAGTTTTATTAATAGAGTACAATGGACTGGTATAGATGATATACTAACTTGGGAACTTGGAAAAAAACAAGCTGACTATCAAGATATTCCAGGAGCTGGTGGAAAAATCGTAGCAATAACATCTGGAGAAATAGGATATGTATTTAGACAAAATCAAATTGTTCGTATGGACTATATTGGCGGACAGACAGTATTCAGATTTTCCGTTATATCTTCTAATCGTGGTGCTGTATATGGACAGACTGTAACACAAACAGATAGACGAGTATTCTTTTATGCTGATGATGGTTTCTTTGAAATTAATGGAGATGCATTAAAAGCAATCGGTGCAGAAAAAGTTAATAGATTTTTTGATTCAGATTTAAACAAAGCTTATACAGATAGAATTGTAGCAGCAATAGATCCATTTAATAACCTTGCGTTATGGTTATATCCTTCTGTAAGTAATACAAACAATACAACTGGTATTTGTGATAAAGTTTTAATTTACAATTATGTTACTGAGAAATGGTCTACAGCTAATGCAAGTGCATCTACAATATTTACTCAATTTGTAGGAGCTTATACTGTTGAGTTAATGGACATTATATCTACAAATCTAGATAATATTAACATAGCATTAGATACTGATTTTTGGTCAGGTGGTCAATTATACTTAGGTGCAATTGATTCTGATTTTAAAGCTGCTATTTTTGCAGGTAATGAATTAGAAGCTGAAATAGAAACTTCTGAATTAGAACCTATTCCCGGACTTAGAACTAAAATTACAGGTGTAAGACCAATTGTTAATTGTGCTTCGACAGTAGCTCTTAAAACTAGAGATGCTTTAGTAGATACTGAAACAACTTCTAGTTATGTTGCAGCAAATACAAGTGGTATTGTACCATTAAGACAATCTGGAAGATATGTTAGAGCTAATGTTAAAATAGCTTCTGGAACTAATTGGGATGATGCACAAGGTATAGATATTGTTGCTAGTCCAGCAGGATTAAGATAATGGCTAATGTAGTAGAAGAAGATTTAGATAACGTAAGATATTCATTTGATACACAGGAATTTTTTCAAAGACAAGTTGAAGTTGCAGTTAACGAATACATAAATAAATTTAACACAGAAAACGATAAAGTTTTCACATGGTTTATAGGAGATTAATATGGCAGGAATAAAAGATTATAGTACTACCGCAGCAAATAACACTACAATAGGAAGTATTAATACAGCAGAAGGAATGTTACCTTCTAACATTAATAATGCTTTTAGAGGATTAGCTGCAGAAATTAGAGAATGGTAT